GAGTGCATAGCCACTGCCGTCAGCTGCCCCTGCGCATCCCCCAGGAGCTGGCAGGCATCGATGAAGGCGCTGGCGGAAATATTGGCGGCGCTGCCAGTTTCGCCGGAGATATCCAGGATATGGTCTTTCAGCGGGGTCACGGTGGTTGCGCTTGCGCCCTCGCCCTCCGTGTAAGAACCAAACACGCCGTTCAGCTCATTGATAAGCTCCTTCTGCATATCACGGGCCCAGAAGCCTGCCACCAGAGACCCAATAGCAGCCATGGGGTCCTTGCCTGCCAGAGCTGCGGAAAGGTCAGTGGCGCTCCATGCCTTGGCACGGCGGATAGTGGTGGAGACATCCTTCTTGCTGGTGATTTTGGCAGCAGTAAGGTCAGCACCCTCCACCACATTTTCAGAGTCACCAGTCAGATCCTCGAAGAACGGCATGTTATGCACCGGGGCGGCTTCGCTTGCCAGCCTGTCAAACTCCGGAGAGTGCGCGATAATGCCGCTCTGGAACAATGCGGAAAGTTCCAAGGTCTTCTGCACCGTGTACGGCGTGAAAAGCTCAGGAACGATTACATCAGCCAAAGTAGTACCCATAATTCAATTCCTCCTTAAATTGTCACACCCGCCTCGGCCGCCATAGCGCGCGCCTGCTCGGGATTCTCTCTAAGCATCTTGCCCTGCTCCGTCAGATTGAAGGTTTCCTTCTTAAACGGATTCGTGGCAGGCGGGTTGCTGCCCCCGCCATTCGGATTGTATTTAGGGCCGTCAGTGCCAGGGGTGCTCTTGAAAAGGAATGCCTTATCCTTTTTCAAAGCTTCCACCTGTTCAGTAAGCCCGGTGACTTTTCCATCCTCACCCAGGATGAGCTTTGCCTTGTCGATAAGGCCTGCAACAATATCGGTATCCTGTGCGCTATCGGCAATAGCCAGCTTCACAGCAGTCTCAATCTTCAAGGCTTTGGCCTGTGCCTCAAATTCTGCTTTCTGCTGCTTGTTGGCGGCCTGCAGGTTTTCAATCTCTTTCTTGAGGCCCTCATTGTCCCCGGCAGATTTCTTTAGGGCGGTGAGCTGCTTGTCGCGTTCTGCCAGCTGGTCAGTCAGCGACTTCTTCGACTCATTGACCTCGTTGAAGCGGGCCTTCGTTACAAAGTCCCCATCAAGGTAATCCTTCACAGCCTTTTCTGCCGCCTCCATCTTGTCCTCAGCGACACCGATATTCTTGAGCAGTTCTTTGATTGTCATGGTTCATTCTCTCCTATCCGGTTTTTACGGTGGTAACCTAGCCACCAAAAGGAATTATTTTTCGGTCTTCGTAGCTCTCTTCTTGGGCACGGCCTTATCAGCCACTAAAAAAGGCGTATCCGCATTGATGCATTTCTGCAACAGCTGAATTACGCCATTCTCATTGGAAGTCTTCATCACAGCCGAAATCGGGAAATCCTGCCCAAACTTTTTTGCATACAAGCAGAGAAGCTCATACATCCTCTTCACCTCCCTCATCAGCAGACGGCAGGTCAATGCCATAGCTGTTCATGGTCTCCATCTCTTCCCGGGTCTCTTTCTCGATTTGCTCCAGTTCCTTCTCCGCATCTTCCACAAAGGGATGATTCTTGAGGATGGTTTTCTTCGAGACAATCCCCACAGAATTCTTGCACATGCCCGCCAGCTCTGCATCATTGCGTATGCTAGTGCGCGTCCAGGTCTGGATAATCTGGCCTGCTTCCTGCCCATGCGCCCTGCAAATGGCTCGGACAAGCTCTGCAAGGCCTATCCGGAACTCTGTTTCCATAAGACCCGCCTTAATCTCCAGCAAAGCATACAGGAACTTCATCGCCTCGCCACTGGTGGAGTCAATGCCCTGTTGCTGGGGGTCAATGCCCTGCCCGGTGTCGAAGATAGCCTTGCGTGTAAGCTCCAGCAGCTTGTCCCTGGCTTCCACAGGAATATCAATGTTGAGGGTGGACACGCCACTCCTGTCACCATCCCCCGCAGAATCCACCTGGATGGACTTGTAATACTTGAGATCTGACAGGAACTGCTTCATGTCCTGCCCGCCGTAATTGGTGAGCACCAGAATAACTTCCTGTATGTCCTCCAAATCGTCCACAAAGCCGCTGAATGTCTTGTCGTAGGTATCGATAAGCCCCTTCACCGCATCCAGGTCGCGGGTGGCAATGTTGTTGTTGAAGAAGGGGATAAAAGGCACCCTGCCCCACTTATGGAGCAACCTGTAATCTGCATCCGTCAGCCCTGCCGTGTAGAAGTCGGTGAACATTGGATAATAGGTCAGCCCGTCAAAGGTTTCACTGCCACGCTTGCGGAAGGCCTCGCAGACAGTATCTGTCCAATACTCGTAAATGTCCCATTCATCGCCGTTCTCGTCAAAGTCCGTATAGACCCGCAGAACCGCCAGCAGCTTCTTGTCCAGCTTACGACTCCATACCGGGATAATCTGATAGCTGGGCACCACACCATAGGCAAAACCCTCTGCTTCATCCAGCCAGTAATGAAGCCACGCAACACCCGCATTGCTGGCGTTGATGCACAGCTCTTTGACCTTCTGGGCGTATCTATCGCCCAAATCCTCAGCCACCGTCTTATTCAGGCCATCATTTCCCACATCGAACAAGGGCGGAGCCGTGAACATATAGCCAGCCTTCTGATTGACCAGGAGCTGGTAGAAGGAAAAGGGAATTTTGTTATCCGCACTACGCAGCGGATTGTTCGCTTCCTGCTCAGTCTCCCGGTGCTTCGGTGGGCGGTAGATGATATCGTTCTTTACCCGATAATACCTGTCCCCCTCGGCCGCCCTGCTCATGAAATCCGCATGCCCCTGCACATGCCTGTTAATCAGCTTCTTCGCTGCTTCAATTTCCACTGAATCACCTCCCTCATTGGAAAATACGGATGCCACCTGCTCGCATGACTTCAGACATGCCATAGCGGACTGCATCTATCGTATGGTTATTTTCGTCTGGATAAGCGGAAACAAATTGCCCCTGCCTGTTCCGCTGATATTCGTAGGTCACGAATTCCCGGTAGGCATTGGGGCATCTGCGCTTATCAATATAGATTTTTGCCCGGTCCTGCAGCCACTTGATACCATGCTCCACAGAATCGCGACCCTTGCGGGCTCCTGTTATGCGCAGGCCGTAATCCCTCATCTCAGCAATGGATTTCGGCTCAGCAGAATCAGCAATAAGGCGATCTGTTTTCACCCGCGGCTTAAGCATCTCAGCCGCCATGCTGTTCTTGAGTTTCTGCTGGTAAATCTCATCGAAGATATAGAGTTCTTCCCTCTTGGCATCGTAATGCATACCCACATACGCCAATGGGTCCATGGAGAAGCCGAAGTCAAGGCCGTGATACAGATGGTCAAAGGCGGCAATATCATCGTCAGATAGACGCTTATCCTCCACATTGTCGAACACTGCCCCGCCGGTGCCAGTGACTTCTCCCAGATATTCATGCCTATAGGCCTGCTCATTCTTTTCCTTCAGCCTGGCGGCATCTTTGAAAAACTGCTCCCCCAGCCAATCCTGGGGCACCATCTCAAAGGTAGAATGATGTACCATGCGGGCAGTATCGTCCAGCAGTTGCTCTTCATTCACCCATGAGTTTTGGCTCTTGGGCGGATTGAAAGAGCAGAACTCCCAGTACCTGGGACCGCCACGCAGGAGCGACTGATTGAGGTTTCTGATTTCCTCCATGCCGCTGAACTGGTCAAGCTCCTCCAGCCAAACTATCCCGATGTAGCCAAAGGGCAATTTGATGGACTTGATTTTCTGCGGATCATCACAGCCGAAGAACAGGATTTTCTGCCCCGTTGTCTTGTATGTGATTTCATGAGGGCTGGTCTTGTACTTGAACTTGTCCATAAGGCCCAGCTGTTCGATTCCCCATTGTACCTGCGGATATACGCTGTTCTTGATAGTGTTGCCGACCTTGCGAAGCACCACCGCATGGCAATCAGGATTCTGGATCAGCAGCTGAGGAATCTCTATGCTGATATACGAGGACTTGGTAGAGCCACGGCCACCCTTCAGCCAGTAATAAGTATGGCCATGCCGTTTGATATCCTGATGAACGCCCCAGAACGACCTGGCCACAATATTACTCAGCCGTATCGTCGTCATCCGTGTCGTCCTCCTTACTCATCAATAAACTCAATCCCATTTTCGTGAATCTCAACGTTCAGTCCCTCTAAATTAATCTCCTGCCCGCTCGGGCTCAAAAAAGCTGCCATCCACTTACCTGTACGACGTTCTTTTACTGCTGTTCCCCAGAAATAGGTATATACTTCCCACTGAAAAAGACTAACCACTTTCTGCACTATACTTCCTCCAGTGATATAATTGACTAGTGGAAGGAGGTGATTACTATGCCGAATCAGCATGTTGTTCCGCGTGGAAATGGGTGGGCTGTCAAAGGCGAGGGTAACAGTCGCGCCACCGCCATTACCAACACCAAGCAAGAAGCTATCGACAGGGCCCGTGAAATTTCCCGAAATCAGGGCACTGAATTAGTCATTCACAATCGTAATGGACAGATCAGTCAAAAAGATTCTAATGGGCACGATCCATTCCCGCCAAAAGGATAAGATCATCTAACACATTTCCACCCAAAGGCTGTGCTACTAAGCGCGGCCTTTTATTGTGTCTCCTCATCCGTGTCGTCCTCCCTCAAATCATCAACAATCTGCACCGATTCCACGCCGTTCGCTTTCTCCAAGCTTTCCAGTTCGGAGGCAAGGCGCTTAATGCGGGCCTCCTGTTCTGCCACATCCATCTGACGCGGGAAGCGCTTGAGAAGCTGCTGGGCGGCGTTGAGCCTGTCTCTTGAGGAAATCCGTGTCTCGATTATCCGGGCTTCACTACAACCATCGCCAGTGCCCTCGGTCACGATATTCTCATCCGTCAGTTCGCCGCGCAGTGCTGATGTGAGGAATTCCATAACCTCCGTAATATCCGCTGTGCGTTTGGAGCGGATTTCTTTCTGCCGGTCATGAATAGCCTGCTGAATTACAGGTTTTTGCATGTTTTCCTGTCCAGACCTAGAAGCTGTCCTGGGACTGTACCCCGCCTGTCTTGCAGCCTC